TTTCTGCGTAGGTGTGTATTTTATTTCGGGATCGCGTGTGAGCCTTGCCCCGATAAGCTGAAAATAGTTATTATTCATTTATTCTCCTTTCGGTCTATGCCCTGACCTATACGGGTGAAGCGGGCATTTCGTCAAATGACATTCTTTTACTAAATTTGAACTACCGCCCATACAATCAAGACATTCTTTCCTGATTGCCTTCAGCGGTCTTGACCCTTTCGGGCGTTTGCCCATCCTCATTTCATATAATGGGCAATCGGTGATCGAACACCGTTTTACTTCAGCTGCGTTCTCATCGCATGACAGACACTTCTTTCTTATCGCCTTTGTGGGCGTGAGAATCGCGAGGTCATCAACCATTTTTTTCTGCAAACCCTCCTTTGTTGATAGATTAGTCCTTATACAACCAATCGTATTTCGTATAGACTCGCTTTTCATCGGGAAAGTCGGGATACCATTTATCAAGATATTCACTCAACCATGCTCCGATTTCTTCCCGTCTGAATCCGTTGTCGAAATCATGATGACATTGGGGACAGAGTGTAACGATATTTTCTTCGATACCGAGACCGCCTTGCGAACGCCTGATATAATGCGCATTCGGGATTCCCGGCGCACCGCAGACAACACACTTTCCTCTGTCCCTTGCATATACTTTTCTTTTGACCGATTCAGGAATTGCGGTCGCTTTCGTCATCTTGTGCATATAATTGTTTCATCTTCTTTTTAAATCTGTTCGGATATACGGCTTTCAAATATGCGAATACTCCATGCGGATTGATATACGAATCTGTCATGATCCCGTCAAATAATATATTGAGAAGTGTATCCAATTCATGTTCAAAAATTGCCTTTTCTTCACATGCTTCGATATAGTCAGCGTTTTCGTAAAATGCCATTATTTATCCCCTCTCCTTAATAATTTGACCGCGTCCGCATATTGTCTCGCGGTGATCCCGTCAGGCTGTTTTTCTTCGTCATACCCGACCATGCTCAAAACCCATCTTAAAGATACGTTTCTTTTGGTGCATTCGGATTTCAAATAATCCTTGTTTGATTTAGTGGCGAGCGCGTCATCATCAGGCTGCGGGATGTCATCGCCGGCGTAGATATACAAGCCAAGTCCGAACATCGCCAGGTTTTTGACTAAACAACGCATGATGGTTTTATTAATGTCAAACATCGTCGCAGCTTTAACTGTTATGGTCTTGTACTTGGTCTGAATCTCATACGGCTCTGACTTCATCGCCTTGTTTGATCCGTCCATGACGGGAAGCCACATTTCAAGGGTCTCGCCTTCGATTGTCACCGAAGTGAAACACATATATCCGAGATTACTGTCGTAAATATAAGGACGTCCCTCTTCATCTTTCCATACCTTGTAGACCGCGTCAGGGTAAGTCTTTTTGACTTCATCCCATGCCCATGCCCAAGATAAATAAGTAAGTCCGTCCTTTTGTTCCGTATGTTCGTTCACGTTGATCGCGCGTAATTTGTCAAATGTCATTAAAATATCCTCCTTCTCACTACCGCCGGAAGTTCGGCGAGTATATACCTCAAAATTTCTTCCGTATCATCAGATGCTACATCTACCACTTGTTTCAGCTCATTCATCAAAACATCAATGGATTTCTGCGTATCAATGTTTAGACTCATATATAGCACCCCCCACCATAATCAGTAAGAACGGCACCCATGCCCATGCCAATTTTAATGTTCCCATTACGATTTCACTCCACATGATTTTTACTCCTTTCTGAATAAATCGTTTTCGTCTGCCATCAATTCCCTTGCAAGTGTGAATTTTTCAAGGTCGGTGAAAACTGTTCTGCCGTATAGTTTATTGATCGCCTGATACCTTGATATGTGCAGGACGTTTTCTAAATCAGAAACCGACCAATTTTTTGATTTCATCACAACCGCAAGATTCGGATAAATATTTCTCATCAAATCCTCCTTTCATGTAGAATTCCTCGCAAGCGGGAGAAGTTTCATACTTCATTTTGCCCGTTCTTGAGCAAGTCAGTTTCTTGCGTCTCCCGTCTGCGGGTTTGATGAGCAAGGGGCAATCGCCACATTTATGGCTTTCGATGGATTCAAACAGTTCAAGCCTTGACTCCAGGATGGTTTCCGTTTTTTCATAATCAATATAGGCAAGGAAGTCCGGGAATGGTGTGATTCGTATGACTTTATGACTTTGACAGAAGGCTTTCATTTGATCGTTGAACTCATGTACGTTATCTGCTTTTATGCAGAACTGATATAACTTTTTTTCGTCTCTCATTTCTCTTACCTCCTTGCCTATTATAATAAAAAAAGGGGAGTCACCTTATCGGTAACTCCCCTACTCTTTTCAACTAATCAATTCATTATGATTTAAGGAATAGTTACCGATTTTTTATAATGGGTGTTCACACCCTTTTTATATGGGGGTCTATGCCCTTCGCTCAATTATATTATACGCCTTTATGTGTAGGATTGCAACTGTTTTCTTTGCTTTTTTACAAATACAAAGGGAGCCTGAAGGCTCCCTGACTAATCCATGTAGATAAGTTTCAGCTGCAGCCAATAACCTAATTCACCACTATTGTTGAACATCTTTTCACCGTCAAATGATAGCCTTCGGTATTTACCGCCCATGATGTTCAGATAAGTCCGGCATTCGTATTTGTTCAATTCTTCCGCATCTGTTGTCGCGATCACTTTACCGCCAAAGATGACCTGCCCTTCTTTTACTTCACAATCGAAGTCGATATCGTCAAATATGTAATGAGGTCCTTCGTCATCGTATTCTTTCATCAATGCCACCGTCCAGCCTTCGTATAAATCATCAGGAGACAGGTCTTTTTTCGCTTCGCGGATTATAAATCGCTCAAGTTTTTCGTCATCGATATCTCCGAGATTTATTTTCACTACGTGAGTATGCGCTTTGATGTATTCCTGCTGACGGTATATCTCATCGCATTTGGTTTTCCCTTTGGATAGGAACTTCCATGACTTGTGTTTATATCGTTCGTCCTTCAGGCCATCGGGAGTGAATCCCCATTCTGTCAAATGCGATTTGCAGATATGTTCTATACCATTGACCGTTATGCCATTAAATAGGATTAGTTTTCCACATACATCACACTTCATCTTTTATCCTCCTTCGCCACGCGTTCAAGGAGTTTCAAAATATATGGCGCAGGCTGACGTTCTCCTGATTCCCATGAGTCCCAAGTCCTTGCCGGGATTTCGTATTTCTTGCAAAAATTAGTCTTGTTCAATCCTGATAAAGCGCGGATTTCTTTTGCGGTCATATTTTCGCTTTCAGGAGATTCTCCTTCATATTCGTTTATGATCCCGATAAGCCGTTCTTTTAATTTTGTCAATTCCATTTACTGTTCCCTCCTTAACTCTCTTATAGTATAGATTATATCACAAAGCATATCCTCTTGTGTATCGTATTTATAATCTTCGTATACGTCTAAAATCGTATTACCTTTGATTATGTTGCCCGTTCTTTCGGTATATTCTGCGTATATGCTCTTGATACCTTTTTCAGCTATCCTGCATACTTCGTATGTATCTTCAAGCGATCCTTCTGATGTCGGGCTTCCCGATACCGCTTCGATTATATCCCATATTGTATCTTTTGAGATGTTCCCTTTTTCGGACGCGATTGCAACCATTCTTTCCTGCGTATCCATCAGGTATTCTTTCATCATTCCCATGTCAATCCTCCGTATATTCTCTTAAATAATCAAGTGCGTTTTCTATGTCATCGCGTTCCGCTTCAAGTTCTTCGATTTTTTCCTGCAGCGCGTCATATCTGTCGCACTCCTTTTCGGTCATATCCCGGTCATGATCCATTGCGTTATATTCGATTTCGGATTGTTTTTCGGTCAGCTCATCGATTTTGATTTCTAATTTTTCAAGCATGGTTTCCAATGAGTTTACTTGTTTGGTTAATTTAATCATCTTCTACCTCCCAGGATTCTTCAACTTCACTTAATCTTAATGTTCCGTAAGTGTAGCCGCGATCGTGTGATAAAAATATAAGTGTGTCATCTTCATACTGTTCAAGGAATTCTCTCAATTCCCCGACGGTAATCGGTGCATATACCTGACCGCGTGTGTAACCTTCTCTTTCAACTTCGAATGTAATGACCATTGTTTTCCTCCTTTCTTATTACCAAAAATGTACACACCCACAATCGCACGCCATTTTGAAGTGTTCCGCATTCTTCGGGTCTGTTTCATCATAATCTTCTGCAACTACGATGCATTCATCATGTTCGGGATATTCTTTCCTAAACATTTCAATTGCTTTGATTTGGTTTCTCCCTTCGTTTGATTACATATATATTATATCGCACATTGTGCAATATTGCAAGCCTTTTGTGTAAATTTTTCTGCACATTTTGCTTATTTTCTGCAATAAAAAAAGAGGACCCGAAGGTCCTCTGCTGCAGGGATTACCCACCCTGCCGGGGTTATATTAAGGAGAAATTGTGGACACTCGGGGAGTGTTTCTCCCCGTTATGATAACACCGCTCAAAGAGTCGGTGAATCACCCTTGTTATAGTTGATAGTCGATACTCCCAGGAGCGCTCCTAAAAACGCATCAATCAGGGTAATCGTCTGCGGTATCTCGACTTCAAACGGCAGCTGCCATACCTTTGCGAGTCCCATGTATAAGGAAGCGCACGCGGGTAAAACTATCAGGCAAATCCATTTCAAAATATCAAAAGTAGTATCTTTTAGCTTCATTTCACACCTCACTTTATCGGCAGGGACTTCAATGTCCCACCCTCACCGTATTCTCTTGCTACCCGTCCGTTACCGTTTAATTTCTCATAGGCTTCGTATTCCTCGATGATGTCGTCATATTCATCGGACGGGATATATCCTATCTCATGGTAGTAGTCCGCTCTGTTTAGGAGATGGTTTCTGCACAAGGCTTTCAGCACGATCTCGGACGGTGTTTTCTTTTTGCTTTTGGATTTATATAACTCCATTAGGAAGTTACCGAGCCAATTAGACCCGAGGACTATCCCGATAAGAGTCAATATTGTTTCGTAGTTCACTTGACTACCTCATTTAAATACCTTTGGAATGTAGTCGCGGTCTTTTCCCCGAAAATACCGTCTTCTCTTCCTGCGTCCATCTGTATTGAGTTAAGGAAGTGCTGAAGCGCGGTCACGGTCTGCTTTCCGCAGAGTCCGTCGATGTCACCGGGGTTGCATTTCTTCCACTTGAGGAATCGCTGAAGCCTGTCCACCGTAGTTGACCCCGTATATCCGTCATTGAATCTCGCGGTTGTCCATCTCGGAATGTAAGGCTTCACGGTATTGGTCTGTCCTCCAACCCATCCGTCCTGAACGATACCGAGGAACTTTTGAAGCCTCATCGTTGACAGTTCTCCGAAGTATCCGTCTGTGATTAACTTGCCATCACCCTCGCCTAACTGTTTATTGACCTCGTTTGCGATATAAGGGAACTTTGATGCAAGGTAATCCCCCGGACAAGTGGTCGCCATGAAATATCTGTGCATCGTCAAGTTGCCCAAAGTGTTTCCCGTGAAGTTGAGACGTTTAATGCCGTTTCGTCTGCATACATCAACACACAACTCGATACACTTGTTTATCGCGGTATCGGAGACGTGCCAATTTCCTCCTGTTCTATCGTTGGCAAGTTCAATTGTAATAGAACGCTGATTAGAAGCAAAGTTTGAGTTTGCCCAAGAAGCATACTTTTCGTCTACATATAAGCCTACTCTTCCTCTTGAGTCAATGCCGTAGTTTGATGACGCAGGGCGAGTCTGAAATACTTGTCCGCATTGCTCCACCGTAAGATTACCAGCCATATGATGAATGGTTATGTCTGTGATTTTCTTTCCATCTCTGCTATCATAGTGCGGAGATAATTTGACATAGTTTACTAATGGTGAATTACTCATTTATTGCCTCCTGTTCTTCTAATCTTTTGTTATACCTATTTTTTAGCACTTTGAGAACAACATCAAGGAATGCTACCACGCAGATGATGGTATTATTAACCTTGTCTCCGTAAGGGAATCCCCAAAGTTCTGCCAATGCCAAGTATAAGACTCCAAAGGCTGGCAGAATCAGGTCTGCGATGTCTCGCAAAAAGTCATAAAGTTTGTCACTCATTTGATTTCACCTCATTTCCCAAATGATATATAAGAGTGGTGCTGAATATATGTATGATATGACTCCTACTATGAGAGCCATGATTAGTAGTATGATAATCAAGTTTTTCATTTCCACCTTCCTATGAACGAAAGTGACCCCCATCCTTCGGCCGCAGTGTTGTCATTCTTAAAGAGCATTAACCTAAAGTCTGTAGTCGATACATTTCTAACATTGCCCCAAAAGACACCCGTTCCCCAATATGTCAAGTCGAAGTGACCGACGGGAGTGCCACTAAATAGGCCCGTAGGCAGACTTAAAGCGTTGGGGATTCTGTAGTAAAATCCACCAACCGTCCCCGACGGAGCAAATGACCCAGAGTGCCAAACTTTCCAACATTCTGCGACACCACTATTCCACTTGCGGTATTCCCAATCACCGTCGGTGCCTTCTTCTATGATGCAGTCAATGCCTTGTGGTGTTATATCGGGGCTGTTTTGAAATCCAAGTGCCTCGGCAAGCGTAGTAGACAGTCTGCCAAGTTCCATTTCCTCATATCTTCCTGCAAGGACATTCCATTCCGTCTTTACTATCTTGAAAGTCGCTGAAACGTTATACAACGGGAAGATGACTGTCAATGAATCGCAGAGTTTACACGTCATCAATTCCTCAAACTGATTGAACTCGTCTACTTCGGAAAGACGCGCGAAGTCTACCCTTATGGACCTTGCAGGTGAATAGGTTTGATTTGACCTCATGTAAGAGACCGCTTCGGTTTCAAGCTGAGCCGTAGTCGGTTTAGTCTCAAACTTATCTGTAAGGTCGAGAGGGATTCGGATGTCATTTCCGTTGTAGCCTATTCGGCCAAGAGATACCGTAGTTGACACGATACCGTCCTCACCGCTCCAATACGGTACGCAGGAAGTGAATGTGCCTTGACAATCCGTCTCGTCGTTATAATCTAAAAGGTTGACTCCGTACCTTATAGCGAAGTCCCTCACCTTTCCTCTTGCTGACCATAACTTGACCGTCCACTTGTCCCATTCATACTCACCGCCATACGCGTCAAGAACGGAGCCTTTGAGACCGCCTAAAAACTGACGGACAGTTCTCGGTGTTCCATCTGCCGAGGACATATATCCCGATTTGGTCATATCCGTTTCATAGGTGAACGGATTAAAAGGCTCACCCGCTTTCAGCATTGTAAATGCATCGGATAAGGAATTGATATTCGTTCCGCTTGCTACGATTTGGCTCTGCCTGTATGAGATATGAACGCAATGGAATGACACGATTCCGTTGATTGGTCTTGTCGCTGACACGATTTCAAAAGGCTGAACATCATCGGAATTTTCATGCGTAACTCCGATGATTCGTCCGAACTCAATCAAGTCATAATTCGCACCCGTGACGGGATAGTCGAAGTCACATTCATAGACTCCGTTTCTTTCCTCAACTACCACGCAAGAGATAGCGTCCCTTAACCTGCATAAGCCGTTTGAGGTGAATGTCGTTTCGCTTTTATCGTATAGAATCGGTATCATACTTTCCACCACCTTGGCACAATCTTAAGACTTGTTATTCTTGTGGTATAAGTGATATTGTTTACGCCAGGCTTCAAGGTCGGAAGGTCTGCCCCAAGATGTACTGTGTAGTTAGCAGATATGACCGTTCCGTCTTTAATCCAATACGCCTCACCGATGTCAAGGTCAATATATATCGTTCCGTCAACTAATACGGTCGAATATCCTGCAAGGTCGCCTGTCGCTCCTACGGTCTGCACCGTTGCCCCTGCATAATGCCAATGTTTCGCCGTGATGGTGATAGTGTTTGCCCCATCATATGCGATATTGAATACCATTGGGAAGGTGTCTTCGGTGTTTCCGCCATAGGTGGACACACTCCTAAAAATCCATCTTGCCGAATGCTGAACCGATGCCGAAGTCCCCACCGTAAAGAGAACAGCGGGCATATTGACGGTATATGAAGCCGTAGTCCTTGAAAGCGCACCGCCCGTGGATTCACCGACTCCCGATTGATTGGTCACTTCCGCTTCGACGTGTTCTGACGGCAAGAGGTTGTTATATGCGATGTTTATGGTGTAAGTCGTCGGCTGAAGAGTGATAGTGTCGCCTGTGTTGACCTTGGCTTGGTCAAACCCAACGACTCCAACTGTGACCATATTTGCCAAAGTCCCAGTCGTGGTGTCCGCTAACTGCACACCATTGGACAGGAGAACATCGCCGATGACCACATTGTCAATGCTGATGACTTGGTCATCAATGTTGATGTCCCCGTATCCTTCTACCATTAAAAGCGGTTTAGACTCAAATAGTGTCGGATTGGTCAAATTATATCCGCTACCTTGCGACGGTATGGTGATTTCGGTTTCTCCCGATTTGAGGAACCTCTGCGGTTTGCAATCGAATGTTATTTCAAATTCGCTTGCCTCGTTATAGTGAACGGGATCAAATTCAAGCCCTCTCTTATATACTCCCATTCTGTACTCGTCGGGATGATATTCGTCCTCAATACGTCTGTACCCCGTTCTGCTTGCGAGTTGATTCCGTAATGCTGAAACTTTGTCAGCGAAGTTCGTTTGTGAATCGGAAAAGACCCCCGCAGGGTATGTGACTTCAATATTATTAAATCTGCCCTTATCAAGTGCGAACGTTCCGTTTCTGCCGGGAATGGATATCATTTCCACGTCCCTTTCGGGAGAATCGTAGACCGTGTCACCCGATATATACAGCCCGTAGGTCTTTAATGAGATTCCATCAAAAATTAAATTTCTAAACATGACTTACCCCCATGCGTATTTCTGTCGCTTGGTCTTATTGATTAAACGTCTCTCGATTTCCTTTGCGAGTTCGTTCACGTCCATTCCCTGCGGTGCATTTACGTTGATAGTGATATTAGTACCGCCCGAGAATCTTTCATCCATCTCTTCCCATAGTTTCTTTAAAGGGAGAACGGCTTCAGCACCTGCCTCACCTACTCCTACTCCTCCGAAGATAGTCGGTTGAGTGAAGATACCTCCGTTCTTATACCAATCAATATTCAGATGAGGGACGGATGGCGGTGCGAGTGATAACTTTCCGCTGATAGAGAAGTGGGGGAGTTTGATGTGCGGTAACTGTAATTTGAGACCGCTGAAAAATCCCTTTATTTTGTCTAATGCAGAACGAACAAATGCCACCGCAGTTTCTATCGGGTGAGTAATGGCAAATTTGACTCCGTTCCATACCGACGTAGCTACATTCTTGATATTATTGAATATCGAAGAAACGATGTTCTTTAAATTGTTGAAAATATTTGAAACGGTATTAAATAAACTTGTAGCGGTATTTACAACGGCATCTTTTAAAGTATTCCATGTGTTGACTACCCAATCTTTGATAGCCGTTGCGGTATTAACTACCCAAGTTTTGAACTGCGCAATTTTTTCCTTGCACCAATCAAGGTGAGTAACCACCAAAACGATGATGGCAATCACCGCTGCGATGATAGCCGTGACGGGACCGCCTAAAACCGCGACCACTATTTTGATGATACCTATTAGTTTTGAGATTCCGCCAATGACAAATCCCAATGTTTTGAAAACGTTACCCAGGATCAGTATGACGGGACCGGCTGCAGCTAAAACCAAACCAACAGTTGCAATCATTTGTTTGGTTGAATCGTCCAAGTTATTAAACCATTCGACCGCCCTTTGCAAATATCCCGCGATAGTTTGAATCGTAGGCGCTAACGCTTCGCCCAATGCGGTCATGGCTACATCTGCGGTCGATTTCAACTGTTCAAGGGACCCTGCGAAACCGCTCATTTGAGCATTTGCCATTTCTTGAGTCGTGCCTAAAACTCCGAGTTCCGTGCTTAATGCCTGAACATCTTCAGGCGCGGTATTAATAAGCGCTAACCACGGAGCCATCTGATTCTTTCCGAATATGGCAGAAGCAGCTGCGATTTGTTCCGACTCGCTTAATCGTGCGAATGCGTCATGCAGTTCTTTCTGTATCTCGATGGTGGATTTCATTGACCCGTCTGCATTGGTGAATGACAGACCGAGTCTTTCCATTTCATCCGCACCGTCTTTCGCAGGTGAAACCAAACGCGCAAGACCCGTCTTTAACGAGTTGGCTGCTACGCTCGCTTCGATTCCGTTATTTGCCATAACGCCCATATACAAGGACGCGTCCTCGATGGAATACCCTGCGGAAGCGAAGATGGGAGCCGCGACGGACATCGCTTCTGATAGCGAATTGATATCCAACGCGGAATTGTTGCAAGCATTCGCGAATACATCTGCGTAATGAGCAGCTTCATCAAATGAGCCGTGGAATCCGTTTATAGTTGCAACTAATCCAGCCGATACTATGCCAAGTTCACCACCTTCACCTGCGGCGAGATTCATCGCAGGTGCTAATGCCGAAGCAGATTGTTCTGCGGTAAGCCCGGCACGCGCAAAGTTCAGCATGGCTTCAGCTGCGTCGCTCATTCCATATACTGAAGCGGCGGCGGCTTTCTCCATTGCGTCATTTAACAATTCGGCTTGTTCTGCGGTGTTGCCCATGGTCTTATTAGCAAGGACCATAGTTTTATCAACGTCCGCGAATTTTTTGATTGCGCTACCGCCTAATAACGCAAGAGGGACAGTTATCTTTGTAGTCAGTGTCTGGCCTACTTCGGTCATTCTACCGCCGATTTCTTTCAGACTTTCGGATAATGCCGTAAGGCGTGCGCTTCCTACCTTGACAAGTTCTGTCCTTAATTCCTGGAGTCGGGACTTGCACTTCACGATCTCACGTTCAAGTTCTCGATATTCTGCGGAATTTCTGTTGATGCCTTTATTATCAAGATTCGCTTGAATCCTCTTGAGTTCGGTCAATCGGTCATTAGTATCTTTTATCTGTTGCGTCAGGACTTTCTGTTTCTGCGACCATAGCGCGACAGATGACGGATTGAATTTTAATGATTTCCCGATATACCCTAACTCCTTATCAAGAGTCTTGGCTTCGCCCCTTATTTTGTTGATGGCTGATTTCAAAGGTGCTTCATTACCTCTGAAAACAATCGTAATTCCTTTTTCTACTGCCATTTTTTAAATCCCAAAAAAGTTATGAAAATCCGACTTCGTAGCTTTGCGTCTGTCGGGTTTTTTCTGTTCTTTGTTTCGGTTGTTGTATTCAATACAGAAATCTACTACCTGACCTATCGTCATATGACTCATGGCTTCATATGACAGACCGCGCTCGATTCCTGCGAGTATAATCATTTCTGTGTTGATTTTTTCGCCTTCGTCTTTCCGCGAAGGCTCTTCAAGTTTTTTGAGGAAACGAGTCCATTCCCTAACAATTCAATGACCGCCGGCAAGATAACATCAAGCGGGAATTCGTCAAACTGACTTGCCCACTGATACGGGGGTTCTATTGAATCATCATTGGCTTTTGCTAATGCCCATGTGAGATTTATAAAGTCGGTGAACTGTAAAGCGCACATTTCAATCAATGCGTCTTGTAATGCGTCAGGATCAATCAACTTGATTGCGTCTTTTACATCCTGACCGCTTACTTTTGCCAATTCCCCTGCGGCTTTTGTGAATGCCGAAAATATAGGCATGATGTCGGGTAAGATGTCGTGACCGAACTGCGACTTATAAATCATCGTCCATGTAAGGTTATTGGAAAGAGTGATTTCCTTCTCATCGTTTATTTTGATTGTCTTAACCATAATTCCTCCTTATGAAAGTAAGGGGAAGGTTTCCCTTCCCCTCTTCAATTATTAAGGTGCGATCGCGGGTGCGGTCGGTGCTGTAAATAATGTGGAATATCCATCATCACCGATCTTGAATGTAGCCATAGTCACGCCCGTATTATTGTCTCCCGTACAAGTTACGGGGAGAGTTGCGGTCTGTGGTTCTTTATTTTCGGTGATGGTAGAGTACTCTCTTGAGATATTACCGAGTGAGCAATTGTAAAGAATCACTCTAATCGGTCCTGCATCGCCTTCATCGGTTTCAACCTGGAATGCAACGTATACATTCGGCTTTGTAGGATTCTTCACGGCAGCAAGACCACCATTCGTTAATTCCTTATAGCCGAGGAACTGTGTCTTGAACTCATCGTCAAACATAGCGACTTCAAGGTCGCCTTCAATTGAGCCGCCGGAATATCCTGACCAATAGATAATATTGTCAGCATAGAAGTCATTCTGTTCATTTTGCGTTTCAGGCGAAAAGTTAATGGCTCCTCTCTGATGATAAGGTGTTCCGAGGGTAACAGTTCCATTTGTGTCGGTGTATGTACCGACATGTAAGTTTGATATACCAAACTGAACTTTCATGTGTTCCTCCTAAATGTAGTAATAAATAAGAAAAAGTCCTTCATCTTCCAAAAAGATGTCCTCGGACTTTTCGTAGTTGTAGCCATTTTCTAAAAGTGCGTTTTCAATGGCGGTTTCATTTGCTTCGTTTTTTGTGGCGAAATAATATTCGACTTGATATGTGTTTTCGCGGTGATACCATGTATTATCTGCACCGAAAGTATCCTGACCGCTTCCGAGATATACTAAATACGGCGGGGCGATTTTATTTTGTAAATGTGAGTATGAACACGGAAGTCCCGTGCTTTGTAAAACGTCATAGATCATCTTTTATTTTCCTTATAAGCAATTCAGTTGCTTTTTTCTGCGCAGGCTCGATGTGCGGGAACGCCCTTGCCCGTTTGCCCGTGTTCTTTCTTCCTACATATACCTGATGTCCGTTTTCCAACAAATGAGTCAAACTCGGATATGTTCGGTTGTATACGGTCAATGTAGTTTCAAGACCCGTTCCGCGTATCTTGTAGACCCATCCGCTCCAATAGTGTTTCCTTCCTTTTTGCGTGTTGAAGGTCGACTTTGAAACGGTCCTTAATTCTTCTTTGGTGGCTTCCCCGACGAACTCAAAGTCCTCATGAACTTTTTCTTTCAATTCGTCCTGATATTCGTTCAGTATCTCCATCAGCTGGGTCTCGACATTTGAATCACTCATTGATTCTCTCCTGCGTAATCAGTTCAAGTTCATCGTCCCGCTTATATGTCCGTATGATGTCATAGCGGTGAGTCTCGCCCATCCAATCGATATACTCGATTTCCTGCTCGCCGTGGTAATCCATGTAATGAGTAAGAACGAATGTATACGAAGGATGGAGTCCCGTCTGTGCTGCCTGATAGAACTCCGTCCTCGATACCGATTCGACTCGGCAGAATACTTCAATAGAAGAACGGACGAGTTCGGGGTTTCCGTACTCGTCTCGCTCTCCTTCGGTCACTTTTATGAGTTTGATAACATCATCCATTAGTTTTCTCCGTGAATAGTCTGTTATTCATCGCCCAACGAAGCATTCTCGGCATACCGATGTTTTCCTTTCTTTTCTGCCATAACCATGAAGCATACATCACAACAAGGTTTCCATCTTCGATGGTGTTTTCAAGTGTGATTCCTTCTGCTTCAATATATTCAGCGGCTGAATTTAAAATCTGCGTAAGTCTTTCATCGTATGCCGTAGTTGTGATACCAAGGTCGACTTTCAAGGCGACAAGCATTGTATCTGTAGTCATGCTTTCACCTCCGTTTGATTAATTAATTAGCACTATCAGCTGCAAAAGTCATTGTAGCGTTCGGAGTTGTTCCGTTAAGACCGATCGCAACGAATCCTTCTGCGATTGCAGGCTGACCGTCATATCTTGCAGTTCCCTTGAGTACGGTCTGATCCTGAATGAATCTTACATGCTCGGAAGTTGCGAATCTTGTGCCTGCTCTTTCTGCCAGTAAGTAAAGGTCGAAGTAACCGCCGATGATTACGTTATCAGGGATAAAGTCAAGCACTTCGATGATACCGCCTACAACGGGCATTTCACCATTGATTCCGGCTACGATACCGCCTGCAGCGTTGATTGTAAGAGCATTAGCTATAAGAGTTGTGTATGTCGCCTCGTTCATGACCCATACCTTTTCGCCTCTGGAATATTTGCTCTTTGCAGCTCCGGAAGCAAGTACAAGCTCCTTGATAAGGTCAGCGTCTTCTGTGCCGGCTGCAATGGACTTAACGTTTGAAGTATGAAGGTCAGCCCATGCTCTTGCGGTTGCGGGATAATCAGCAGGTGCGGAAGTCTGTACCAGTCTTGTCATAACGCCTAAAGGCATTCTTGTACCTGTTCCGTAGAGAATAGCCTTATCAAGTGCAAGTCCGATTGCTTGACCGATTGCGGTGAGAAGTTCAGAAGCAAGGTCAATGTCGGAATCCTCGATATTTGCGTTGCATACTGCGAAATATCCGCCTACCTTCAGCAATCAACTTCAACGTCGTTGAATGCAAGGTCAAGCTCGTTCAGGTTAGCACAGCAATCTGTCCATACTGCTTCAGGGATAGTTCCCATAACTACCATTCTGCCTTCGCCATTGACTACTCTGACATTTACATGCTTGTAAAGTTTTGAATACTCGAGAATGTTTTCTCTGATGATTCCAAGCATAACTTCAGGAATGGTAAGTCCTACGTTTGTAAGCGCTCTCTTTTCCTTGATAGCGGTTCTTACTTCGTGCAGGTAATTCTGAACGTCCTCACGAACGAAAAATGCGTCCCTCTCCTGGGATGTCATATCGAAGAACTTTCTTGTCTCCATTGTTTTGATTTCCTTTCTTTCTTCTTTAGGTTCTGTTACTGTTTCTTTCTCAAGTGCGTCAAGGTCTGCTTCAAGTCCGCGGATCTCTTCTTCAAGTGCGGTCTTTTCTTCGTCATAGGCTTTCTTATCGGCTTCAAACTGTTCGATGTTTTCATTTACAACGGAACGTTCTTCGTCAGTTTCGGCTTCTTCGATTGCCTGCTCAAGTTCTGCATTCCTTGTCTCAAACTCGGCACTTCTCTTTTCAAGTTCAGCAAATGCTTTTCTCTTTGTGTCGAGTTCTTTCTTGAGCATTAGTGTTCTTAATGCCATCATTCTTTCCTTTCTTTTGCGGGAGTTGATTTCTTGCGAGGTTTTCTGTTCGGCTTTAATTTGCCGATACAGTCTTTAATCCAGCCAGCCATCATTTTGCTCCTTTCAGTTTTTCTCTCATTTCTGCTTTCCACTTTTCAGCTTCGCGTTTCATGAGGGCTTCTTTTTCTTTTGCTCTTGCTGATATATTCGTTTCCTGATACGCAGGGAATGTACAACAAGATACTTCGTATAAAGGCATGACCTTTTCAATCGTCCAATGGATGTCACCGTTGTCGAGAAAATCGGTTTTCTCTTCAGCAATGTCAAATCCGATTGAACACCCGTCCACGTCTCCTCTTTTAACTCTCTCGTACAAATCGAGCGCGCTTGAATCTTTCGGATTGATCCGAACGCGTCCGTATAAGCCGTGGGAATCTTCTTTCAGTTCCAAAGTGTTTGACTTTGTCCTGCCAAGTACAAGAGTTGTATCATGATTAACGAGTGCCCGAACGTCTCCGCTTAATGCTTCAGTAAAAGCCCCGGGAGCGATTGATTCACTCATACCTTCAGCAATGTCATAATTTGAATTGAACACCGCGAAATAACCTTCGATTATAAGGTCGCCGCCTTCTTCTCTTGTGCTAAATTCGGTGTTTATCGTTCGGGTCTGTTTTCCAACATTAATAGTGTTTTCCATTTCACTTTCCCTTTCTTCTATTGTTTGCTTGAACTTTATAATCTACCCATCGACAATTTTCGGGTGAATAATTTCCGTTGGGGTCTATACGATCTATGGAACATTCGCCATACGGCGCGTTTTCGTCATATCCATTTGCGAACGCCCATTTTTTAAACGCGATATAATCGTTGTTCCATTCATCGCACACCTTTATCCCGCGCCCACCGTATATCGGATATTTGGCGCAATGTGGGTTGTTGGTTCTTCGTTTCATCCCTTGCCAAACGCCATATAATCGAGTTTTCGATTCATGGTGCGTTGCGCTTTTTATTCCCTGCTTTCTCGCATATTCTTTTTGTATGCAACCACAACTTTTGGTGCTTCCATTGCATAGCGAAGCAGATTTTATAGTTTTTTCATTTCCGCAATCGCATCTGCATTTCCAGTAAGCCGCATGGTCTTTGTCGCTGATATGCGAAAATCCTACAACAATAAGTTTCCCGAAACGTTTTCCTAAAATGTTTTTCATATTCGTTTACCTCCCTCGTAAACATCCCAATAAAAAAGGCAAGGCAAACGGTGGGAATCCGTCTTTCAACCCGTCGGTCTATCCTTGCCCCATATTGACTTACTTTTCTTTATCTTTCATTACACATTCTTTGGCGTTATCGGTTTGATAATATTTCATTGATACGGCACAGTATCTAACATGAACGCAGATATTGTTTGTCTGCTTGCACATTATTTTCTTGCCGTCCATATATGCTTGATTACATATAAGCATTTACCTACTCCTTTAGTGGGTTATTTAATTACCTACTGCGACGATAGGTCATTCCTGAATTAACTTTTTCTGCATTCCTATCATGTCCACGGGAATGTAGTTCTCCAGGATTCGCAGCTCATCGAGTCCGTCTTTCGGGCTCATGCCGATTCTGTCGCGGACTTCGTTTCCCGTGATGTAACCTTTATCCGACAGACCGCCGAACACATCCGCGATTGTCTTGATATCCCAATCCATCAATGACAGAATATTGAATTTCACATACCATTTCGGATTCAGGATTAACTTGCGCGTCAGTTCTTGTTCGATTTCTTCTGCGATGATCCTGACCTTATTTGATATGAAGGAGTTCCATGCTTCCTTGTTGTATTCACCTACGCCTAAAACAAAAGGCGGTACCCCGATAATAGAAGCCACCGTCTTTTTGTCCATCGTTACCGAATCGCTGATTGATAAATCCGCAAGGGATAAAGGTTTTACTTGCTCAACGGAAAATTGTTCCGCAGGTATCAGCCACGGCTCGCCCGCTTCGGAAGAATTGACATAATCTTCAAGGAGTTTTTTTCGCCCTTCAGGGTTTGAGAATTCGTCAATCATCGCGTCAACTTTTACAATGATTGAAGGCTTCCACTTCGATGACATGAAACCCTTTTTTGTTGCATTTGCTTGTTTCAGGTTATTGGCAACGTCTGAAAGAACAACGGTCAATCCTTTACCCTTCCACGGGTAGTTCTCATCGGGATTATCCACGAAATGTAAAACATCATCAGGTCTGTATGTTTTCCCGTTTATGAAAATCTCATAGTCGCCCATGCCCTTCGGATTGAATGCAACCATGCTTGCCGGGATCGGGTCGATGTTCCGTAATAGTCCTCGAGATGTCCTGACCGTACAAACGGAATTGCCTTTGCCATATAAAAGCAAGTTCATGACGATGGCTTCCATCCATGTCCTGCGGGTCATTCTGTTATGCGGTTCGATGTCTAATTTTCGGGATAACTCGTTAAATATACGAATGTCTCCTGAATCCCCGTTCTCCATCAACATAATGGGCATTGAGCTTATAAGACTTGCTATAGTTCTGCAAGCGGTGAATACTTCAGGATTGTTCGCCAACGAAGTATAGCCAGGGCAGTTCAGGTCTTGTGATTTATCGCCTATCACGATACCGATAGAAGAATCGCTGCGTTTTGTTGCGGTCTTGATCCCGCCTATTCTGTAATTGAGTAAATCTTTTAGCATTAGTTACCCCACCACTCGCGGGCTTTCTCCCGCTTTTCTAAATTTTCTAAATATTGTACTGTGCCGAAAACTGACGCGTCGAAAAGGTCAATCCTTAATTCAGGCGATACCTTTTCGTATTGCACCATGTCATCGGTCTTTTCTATTGCTCGCACATTTGAAACACAATATTCATATGCTTCTGAGTGCAAATAATAAAGGTTACCGTCTTTCGCTTGTTTTTCGATATGACGGAAACCTTGAGATTTCACATAATAATATTGTGGTTGGTCGACTATGTTGAATCGTTTCGCCTTCATGTCAAGGAAGAATTCACGAGCGAATTTCTTGTCCTGACCGATAACGCGAATCTTGAAGCCTTTCTTTTTCATATCGACAAACCAATTAACGATGTCTGAATAGTTGACCGTTTCGCTATTACACAAGGTCAGCCATCCGTCTTCCTTCCATCCGTATAACGGGATGTTGTCTTCTTCGGCTTTTCGTACCGCTTGAGTTATCGGGAAAAATGCGTGTGTGATTATAATCATTACGCCGTTGTAGTTTCCGACTAAAGCTGCAGCTGTCAAGTCGTGCATTCGTGATAAATCCGCGCCCCCGTACCACTCAATCGGAAGTTTGGCAAGTTCGTCCAACGTCCAGTTATACTTTGAATCGCTTCGCCTGAATTCTTCGATGTCAAAATATGCCCTGATAGCCGTTGTGTAAATGTTCAATGACCTTGAAAGAAAATCTTTTCTCTGTTGCGGGTCATTCTGCGCCTGGAGTGCTTCGGTCATCAATTCTTCAGGTGATACCGTTACACCATAACTCAAATTGGCTTTTTCGTGTTGTATCGGGTCTAAATAATCAACGTCGCCATTTTCGTTTTGGTCTGCCCTCGCGATCATGACGAACAATGAATCATCTTTCACCTGACCGCTTACAACTTTGACTCCATATTCCATTCGACGATAACCGAATGAATTTGCATTGTCTCCGGCGGTTGTTATGCCCACCATCAACTTATTTCGGTAAGCCTTCATAGCTTCCTTGAATCGGTTGTATTGAGCCGCTTTTTTATATGCAGCGACTTCGTCTGCTATCGCGAAGTTACAGTTGAAAGAGTCCTGAGAATCAGGGTTTGAAGCCATCGCATTGATGTTCAATAATCCATCAGGCCTTCCCTCTTCATCCGTGAATGTGTATTCAACGGAATGATTGAACGAGTTGTCCAGGATTTTAAAATCGTCTGCCAATCCTTTATAATTCAATGTGAATTTTATAAAGTTGAATGCTTCAAGGGTTTGTTTGAGAGCATTAGCGACAATGTAGACTTTTGATCCTGACTTTCTCTGTAAAATGGAAACTGCGAAACTCAAAGCGCCGATCCATGAGGTCTTGCCATTTTTACGCGGGACAAAAATAAACGATTCTTTAAATCTGCGTTCATCTGTTCCCGTATAATAAAAGCCCAACATATTGATGATCGCGAATACCTGCCACGGCTGAAGGATGAACGGTTTTCCCAATAACGGTTCCCCATGCATATCCTCGCCTTGCTGATGAACGAAGAATCCTTCGATTATGGAGCAGACCGCGTTCGGGTCTCGTTTGCGCATTTCGATGTCCGTTCTTTTTAGATCATCAAGGAATCTTTGACAAGCCATTACTATTTCTTTACCCGCTATTTTTCTGCCTGATGTTACATTCTCGGCAAATTCTATTGCAGTTTTGAAATAGTCCTTTCCTTTCATATTCCTAAATCTTTGAGAACGTCACCGAATGACGTTTTCTGTTTTCCTTTCAATGCTCCTTCATTTATTCGTTTTAATCCCGCGGGTGTCAGTCCTAAATCCCGCCAGTATGCCAGAGCTGTTTTGTTGAAGTCGTCAACTATTACCAAAGCGGGATTTTTTACAATGTTCGTTGCTCCCGCTTTATTGGTATGCATGACGACAGCATGACCGCCGGTTTTTATAAACTGTTCTTCTGCGTCATCGCGTTTTTCCATGATACCTGCAAGGGTATCAATTACAGAATCAAAATATTCACGGTAAGTCCCGGCGTCTTCACATGCTTGTTTTATTTTCTTAATCCATGTTTTCTTTGTCATGAATCGCCCTTGCTATTTCTCGCCCCCCCCTGAATCTCAGGATCGTGTGAGGACTTGCTAAGTATAGTCTCATTTTCTTTATAAGGCGAAGTCAAAACCCAGTGCCTTGACTCCCCCCCCCGCCAAAAATTTTCATGCCGCAGAGCCTCCTTGAATGATTCTCCTTTTGATACCCTTTTCCATGCGGGGTTTAAGTTTCCTGACACCCCCCCTGCAAGATAGATAATCATATCTCAAAGGTCTCTCCGCAATGCGGACATACTACGGTTTTGGGTTTTGTTTCTTTTTCTTCAGCTTCGGAGAAGAGGTCTGATAAATCGTCGGAGAATGAATCTTCAAACCCGAACTGACTCATGTCGATTTCTTCAATGCCTGCCAATTCTAAATCCAAAGTATTAAAATCCCATGCCGATAATTCTGCAGTCTTGTTATGTGCCAGTGCATAAGCGTGTCTTTGTTCATCGGTTAAGTGGTCAAGGCGTATGCAAGGAACAGTTTCAAGACCGAGTTCTTTCGCTGCAAGCAATCTTCCATGACCTTCGACGATTAGGTTTTCGTCTGACCAAATACCGATAGGGTCATTGAATCCGAATTGCTCGATTGATCGTTTGATTGCTTCTACATCTTCGGTGTCATGTTTGCGGGCATTATGCTCATACGGTTGCAAATCATTGACCGAATGCCATTCAAATTTTATCTTTTCCATACAATTTCTCCTTTGGGTGTCCCCTTTTTGTCAAAAGTCCTCGTGTATATAAATGTTTGCCCCACGCCGGTCCCCAGGAACCGAATCATCCACCAAACGAGGGGGGGCTATGTAATCCTTGTAGATTTCCTCCGCGATCCCGTTCTTTCGTGCCGTGCGTTTCAAAAGGTTTTTACCCTTGTCCGTCAGCTCATCTGAATCTCTGTAATGCATTTCGTTATGAACTGATTGGTCAAGCGAAATAAGATTCCATTCACACCACTGATATTGCGGGAATACTGCTGCCGGGAAAATGTGATGAACGGTATTTGCATTCCGTCTCTTTCCATAACGCAGGGATTCCTGACACATATATCCGTCGCGTCTTAATATCTTATTTCGTAATCGTTTCCAGCGTGGGTCTTTATAATTCACTTAATAGAATCCCCTTGCGAACTCTCTCATTAGGAAATGGTTATGGTGCAGTCGCCTGTGATTATATACACCTGTTGCTCCGCAATATACTGAATATTGCCTATAGTTGTAGCGGTAACACCCGCAGTTGTTATAGTCAATGTCGCACCATTAGTTTTACATATAACATTAAATGTCGCTGTTGATGGCTCGTCACCAATAGCCCCAAATGCAACGGCTTTTGTTGATGCCACTTCCATACCATCTCTATAGCAAGGTACTTCACATCTTACAGGATTTTCTGTAGTGTTTGTAAGTGTAAGAGTTGCGATACTAAAATCACTTTCCCCGCCACCGCCTTCTACGTTATTTACATACCAATCGCCTGCTTTTCCATATGCCATGATCTTTCCTTCCTTTCTTTTTTATGCAAAACAAAAGGACCCTTTCGGGTCCGATTGCCTTTTGGAGTTGTTGGAGTTTATACAGTTGTAATGGTCATTTGACAATTTATATATATCACATGACCTATGGTATAAAATACCTTAAAAGTTAAATTTTTTCATCTTCTATCAAATTTTTTCTTGCGAATTCCATGAATTCATAATAACAATGCGCGTGCATGTCCGCTTCTTCTGTTTTTCTGTCATCGATCCTGATATTGAATGTCATCCGGATGTCTGATTTCTTTATTGGCTTTTTACATAATTCGCAGATGTATTCTTTCACGGTCTCCACCTTTCTTCTATCAACTCCAGGATTGATTCTTTCATCAGTTCTTTGAAATGTTCATCCCTATGAATCAGTTTATATTTATATTTATCTCTTTCTTTTTCCAATCTGCCGTTGCGAATTTCCAACTCCATTATTTTGCGTCTTGCTTTTGTTATGTTGTTATTGTCAGCTGCAAGTTCTGAATTGATTTTCATCAGTTCTTCGATTGTTTTATTCGCTTTTTCTAATTCGATTGCAGCATCTTCGATTTGATACTACCTCCGATGGTTATTTGTTCTTTATCTTCTACTGTCCTGAATGTGATTTCAAAATACCATGCGTCATCAGGCACTCTTACATTTTTTAATACAATCATTTATCCCTCCCGGCGGTAACAATCGCCAAAATCATAAACCCAACCACCGCCCCGAATATCGCTCCAAGTATGAATTGAATCATCTCATTCCTCCGCTTCTAATATCGTGGGCACCCAAATAAATTTCTCACAGATCTCTGATTTACTATACGTCTTATTGTCGCATTCTTTAAAACTATCACATTCTTTGCAAATATTATTTTTCATTGCAAACTCTTCTTTTAATTTTTCAATGTCTATCAGCCTTCCGTGACCCTTTGGAATTTGAATGGCTTCGTTAGGGCTTAAATAATTCTTTTCACTAAATAGACCGTCTGCACCTTCAAAACGATAAATGACTTCAATTCCATACGGTTTTCTATCTGTTGGTAAATCAATCCCTTTCAGTATTAGGCTCATCTCATACCTCCGCTTCTAATATGGTCGGCATATCTTTGGCTATCCATTCTGCTTGCTCCCAAGGTCGTATATCTCCGCCTTTGTCCGCTAATATCTCGCATACATCTGTGAACTCGTCTGCATCTATCAACCTACCGTGTGGTGTGGGTATGTAAACTAACTGGTCAATATCTATCGGATACAATACTCCACCTAATACGATGTGATTATCGTGAAAATCTAAATCAATTCTGCTCGGCATATCAATCCCTTTTATCAGTATGCTCATCGGCTCACCTCTCTATCAGTTTAATAATAAGAACGCCAACTATTATTCCTAAAAGACTCCCAACAAAGTGGGCTATAAATTCACTCATCGGCTCTCCTTTCTGCCAACATCTTGTTGACTCTACGCTCTGCGGTCATTCGTATGAGTTTATACTTTTCGTTTTCCCATATCTCATCATCTATCTCAATTAGATCGTAGACTCTTACTGTAACGCCTTTGCCCTTGTACTTATGGATTCTTCCGTGGTCTATTTGGTATAGTCCGTCTTTTGGACTGAAGTTAGGTATTGCTATCATCGGTTCTCCTTTCTCCGTTCTTCAGTTTGTAAAGCCTTTCATATACTTCTTGCTTTGTGCCTTTCGGCTCATATTGTCCTGTCTGTCTGTTATACCAAACAGTTGGAATATCTCGCTCAAGGTCTATCTCGATTAGTGGGCAAGTGTTTTCTCTATCGTCTTTTTCTGTTATGGTGCATAATCCTCCGACTTGTTCATCTTCGATATAAAAATCTAAATGCCATTGACATTTCTTGCACTCTTTAGGCTTCTCCATATTAGGTATTGCTATCATCTGTGTCTCCTTTTCTTTTTCTTCGGCTCTTTCTTCTCGATTGGATTAGGCTGATATTTACCTTCTGTAACCGCTTTAATAAACCGTAGTAATTCTCCGTTGAAATACATCATAATCCAATGCTCCTCGCTGACTCTTCCTCGCCCATATTCGTTGAATAAATCATATAATGATTCTGCTTTTGCGGTTAAGATTGACGCTTCCGATGTCGTGATGGTTGAGCCTTTAATATATCCAAACTCGTTTATGATGCTCATTACTCCCATATCATTCTCCCAACCCTTTCTGCCATTTATTAAAAGAATACCCAATCCACCCACAGTTTGGACATTCATATTGATATTGTGCTGGATAGGTGGTAAGAATTTTATCTGTTACCAACCATATAAATTCTTCACATTCTGGGCAGGTTATATCTGTACAAATTCGATTAGATAATCTACCATAATCATTAATATTAGTGTTTCTAAAACTTTCCCATGTTATTCCCATATCATTCTCCTTGGTCGCTCTCCTCTTCTATAAATAATCCGTCTGCAAATTCTTCTATAATTTCACAAAACCATTTTGCCGTTTCTTCGTTGACGAATGATGCTACTTTATAAACTGCATTTTCTCCATCTATCCGTACTGCTAATACTGGCAACTTTTTCCAAGGTTTCCAATTTTCAACAGATATACTGATTCCGTTATGATTTATCCTTATTCCCATATCATTCTCCCTCTATTTCTCCACAATCGCTTGGCACAAATTCATATCCTTGTAATTCATCTTTGGCTGACTTATAAGAGCATCCATCTCCATTCTGCAAGTTTTGGTAGTGTAATGTTCCCTCATTATCAACCCATATAGAATCGTGTCTGTCCGTGCCTACTTTGTGAATGCGACCATCAGTTTTGTCTTTAACATAGAAATCGCAGAGTCCCATATCATTCTCCTATCTTTATCTGCTCGCCATCATCAACTTTTTTGGTTCTTGTGAATGACTTCCGTTCTTTTCTGTCTTCTCCTGTGATTACATCAATACCGCAGTCCCCAAATGAGCCACAAGCCCAATGTTTAACGGTTTCCGTCGTGAGGAACTTCTCTTTTAAGGTGCAGTAATAGTCGTTGTATCCATTGTCAATGCAATGCCCACAATATCGGCAATATTTCCCCATATCATTCTCCTTTCTCTTCCTTGAAATATTTGCAAGGTCTATCGTTGGTGTATTATCCACATAATACTTAATAGCATTAACTCCTAATTTTTTTGCACCTTTAAAAGAGTTCAAAAGCATATCTGCATCAATCAATCTCATCGGCTCTCCTTTCCCACCTATCTTCGTACTCTTGTTCGTCTCTCCAGTCATACCATTCTTCATCGGTTTCATCTTCGCAATCGGACAGATAGTCTTCTAACGGATTCATTATTTTGATATATAACATTTCGGCGAGTTTATCATCACTTATTAAATCGTAACAAGCATCCGCCACGACTCTCCTAACATCTATGCGGTTAACTTCTATTACTCCCATATCATTCTCACCACCTTCTCCTCGGAAGATTCTTTATCGCTTCGATAATCTCATCTATCTTGTAAAGAGGGTCGTCATCATCGCCATTCGCTCCGTATACTATCTTCCC